TGCAAGTTGAAAATATGCAAAATGCAAGTTGCATGAATGAACAGACTATACCAGATAGTATATATACAGATAGTAATACTAAATTGACTAACGTCAATTATAGTATAGCCACGCGCGAAGAAACGGATTTATTCGAAGTTGAATCAAACAATGATCCTCTACCATCTGAAGTATTTGGATTCACCGCTAAAGGACTTGACGTAACAAAGAAAACAATCGAAAGGACAGATAGTCTATTTACTCAGCTAACATTTCCTTTCGAGTCCGAGGACTTTAAACGCTTATTCTACGTTCTAATGACTCAACCGAAATGGCGTGTAAAGACAAAGACTCTAACAGCTATGCAAGCTAACTTAAACGAGATAGCGCAGTTTGAAGAAGAATTTGCTAAAAGCCTTATTCAACAAAGCATATCGAAAGGTTGGGCATCGCTGGTGTACGAGTCAACTCCTAAACAATATCTGCAATGGCTGAGAGAGAAAACGGGAGCTACTAACCAATATCAGCAAAACAACTCTCAGCAGTATAAGACAAAGCAGTATTTTGCTAATGACGAGCATAGGGAAATATACGAGAGATACCTAACAGAGACGTTTGATTAACGAGAATGGCATTTGCTTTGCGAATTTAAGACTTTCATAATAAAAACGAGTAATCTAACATGGAAATAGAGAAATATCAAAATAGAGGCGGAAAAGTGGCTTTGTCGAGTGGCGTACTTCCGTCATTCGTAGAGAGAAATAGAGAATTAATACAGTCTAATAAAATAAAGCAGCTTTCTAAGGTAGATCAGCGCATATTTGTAGAATCTACCAAACGTTTAATTTCCGAAGAAGAAAGCGAAGAAAAGAAAATAGAGTATTTAGGCATTATATTTATAGGGGTGTGTTCTGATTTTGGTCTGAATGCACCGGAACGTAGTGCAGTTAAAAGCGTATTTTCTTCTATTTTTGACGTTATTGATTTGTATTTTGACGATCTTTCATTCGCTGAGGTCAAGCTTGCTTGGCGATTGCTTGCTGTCGGTGAACTTGATAACTACCTACCTAAAGATCGCTACGGGAATCCGGATAAAAACCACTACGGTAGCTTAAATGTCGATTACGTAACGAAGGTATTGAAAGCATACCGAAAGCGTAAAGCGGATATGATGGCAAAGACTACCGCCCTGCTACCGGATAAGCCGAAAGTAACACCTGAGCAGGAAAGAGCGTTTTTGAATGTACAGGCTAATAACTTCATTTTCGCTATTATGAAATACAAGTATAGCGGGCGTTTTAAGATGGAATCTGATCGGCTTATAAGCGAATCAACATTCAAGTACATGGAACGGTTGGGGTATGACATGGATACTATACCGACATACGAGGATAAGAAGTTAGCTTTAGCGCAATTTAAAGGAAGACCGATAAATAGCTTTGCACAAGTGTTTGAAAAGGAATGTTTAGCGACTGTTGGCATTGAACATGAAGCCGTTTATTTTCGGGCTTTAATGATAGCAAAGAAACGTTTGTTATTCCGGTACTGGGACGAAATGCTGATAGAGGAAGATAGCATAAAAGATTTGTATTACTATAAACATTAAAAACATGGAAATTAATATTTTAGTTGGAATTGACCCCGGTGTATCAGCCGGGGGGATAGCAATTTATAAACCGGGTAGTCCGCTTGTTACGGTTAAAATGCCGGAAGACCCTTTGGATATATACAGGCTATTCAAAAAGATTAAGCGTTCCGGTAGCCCGATGATTGTTGTTGAAAGACTTTCAATTAGAGGCGACGATACAGGAGGCAAGCAATATCGCATAGTTACCATGCTTGAAAACTACAACAACCTTGTATGCTGTGCGAAAGTCCTCGAAATACCTTTAGTGCTCGTTACTCCGATGACGTGGCAAACAGGTTTAGGTCTGAGGGCGAAGGGGGCGAAAGAGGATAAGTCGCTGAGAAAAGAGAAATATTTCCAGTTTGCGACACATTCCTTCCCGACTGGCAACGTCTTTAAGTGGAATAGCGATGCGGTTTGCATACTTCGCTTTACTCAGCTGATGATAGCTAACAAGCCTAAGTGGATATCGGAGCATTTAGCCAACAATTCAGATTGCGTGTTTTCCTTTGATTTAACGAACGATTCCATTGGATATGATAGATTACTCAGAGATGAAGGGAAAATTGAATAGCGGTCAAGTAAATAGCGAAATAAGCGATGTTTTGATTCAAGCTGTCATAAGGATGCGAGGGAAGCAAAAGAGGTTTGAGCGATTCGGTGAAAAGTACAGGGAAGAGAAAGAGGCCGAGGAAAAGAAAGTAGATGATATAATTTCTAAGCTGACGGACACGCAAACAAGTTTATTTTGATTTATTAACCATTCGCCTATTGCTATATTCGGTTTAGTACGTATATTTGCGGTGTAAAATTTGTCCGCCAATAAATTTAAAGATATTGCTTAATAGCGTTAATGCCTCGGTTCGTGTTGTTTGGCGGCACACGGATCGAGGCATTTAATTTTAAAATAATAAGAATATGAAAGATTTAGTATTTAAAGGAGAATCAAATCAAGTTTTAACAAGTAGCTTATTAGTAGCCGAAAAGTTCGGGAAGGATCATAAGAGAGTTTTGCAAGACATTCGAGATTTAAAATGTAGTAACAAATTTAGACAGCACAATTTCGTGCTCTCCTCTTATTGTAGCGATCAGAATAGAGAACTACCTATGTATGTTATGAATAAAGATGGTTTCACTCTTTTAGTTATGGGCTATACTGGTGAAACTGCAATGAAATTTAAGGAAGATTATATAGACGCTTTTAACAAAATGGAAAAGATACTGAAAGAACAATCGATTGTATTGCCTAATTTTTCAGACCCGGCTGAGGCGGCTATTGCATGGGCAAACGAATACAGAGAAAAACAAAAAGCCCAGATCGAAGCAAAGGAGGCAAAGGAAAATGTAGAAAGACTTATCCATAATAACAAAACATATACGACTACTGAAATTTCAAAAGAGCTTGGTTTTCGTTCTGCAATAGAATTAAATAAGGTACTTGAAAAGATGGGAATACAGTTCAAGCAAAACGGAACTTGGTTGCTTTATGCGAAGTATGCAGAAAACGAATATACCTCCACAAAGCAAATAGTTTTAGATAGTGGAAAAATAACGTATGATCGACGTTGGACTGGAAAGGGAAGAGATTTTATATTAAACTTATTCAAGTGATATTCTAAACAAAAGTTAAATAACGGGTATTTCGGAAAGATTTATCCGTTTTTGTTTGCGTATAATTAAAGTTTTGCTTTAATTTGCAATATCAAATTTAATCATAGTAGTAACGATTTAAAAACTTATTAAAGTATGAATACTAATGAAATGACAGTTGAAGATGTAATTAAATCACAGGAGTTTAAAGGTGAATTAACAAATCAGCTTAGTACTATGCGTTCAGATGTTGAACGAGCTAAAAACAAAATTCTGAGAAATGGAGGATTGACGAAGCGGATTATGTTAGATCGCATTGACGATATGACTGTTTCGGACATTATCGAAGAGTTTGAAAAAATTCTGCTGAGAAAGAGCGATCTCCCTGCTGCTGTGCGTGGCTTTATTTCTTCTTTGTGTGGTAGTGTATTTGCTAAGGTATTTTCTAAAATGAAACAAAATGAAGCAAAACAGGATAACAATACCGGGGAAGGTAACAAGTAACGGACAGTTGCAAATGTACATGGGTGAGCTAAACGAGTTTGCGAAACTGCACAAAGGAAAGAATATCATAGCAAGTTTTAGCGTTTACGAGCCTTCGCAATCTGTCGCCATGAAAGCATATTACTACAAAGTGGTAGTACCACAGTTTCAAAAAGGAATGTACGACAATGGTGATAGATGGAGCGAAAAAGACACAGAGTTGTATATGCGAAACTTATGTCCGGTAACAATGGGTGAGGTTGTGGATATTGAGACGGGTGAGTATCGGAGTGACCCGGTAAGTATCAACGACTTATCAAACAGTGAGTTTGTAGAGTATATTGATTTTTTAAAACAGTTTGCAGCCGAAGAACTGGGAGTTTTTATAGAGGACGCAACAAAATACGTAAAGAAATGAAAGAAGTTAGAGAAGAAGATTGCGAAATGACATTGAGAGAAAAATTCGACTTGATGTGTGAGGCTCTTTCGGTATCACCGGAAGATATTTTAAGCCGGGAGATTACGAGAGATATTTCAATTAGACGAAACTGTATTATCCATCAATTGTACGATTATCGTTTAGACGGTTTGCCGGAGCTATTAGATAGGACGAGGGCTTTAATAGTGATAGCGCACCGCAAATTTCAAAACCAATTAGAGGTTAACGATCCGTTGGCAGTTGAATACAAGCGATTGATTGATGAACGGTTGGAGCGTTATTTGAATGGCGAAGAAGAATAACAAAAATTTAGTCCTCGTTCACTGTACAGATTGCCAATTTGGATCAGATTACCACAATCTGATATGCTATTGCAGCAAAAGAAAACAAAAGTTATGCAGTTGCCCGAATATCGGAAGGGTATGCGAGCATTATGAACCTAAAAACAAATATTAGTATGTTGTACGACAATTTTGAATTAAAGAGAGTAAAGTTCATTCCCAACGGTTTGGAAGTAGATTACAATGATTGTATGAATGTTGACGGTGAAACGGTTAAGACGTTTCATAAAGTGAAGAATCCGGAATATCCTCACCCCGATTTGCAGAACGAATCCTGGAAATTGAGAGGGTATATCGTCCGGCTTATGGGTTTGATGAATTTTGCAAACATCACCTACTTATCCGATCTTTCAAAACAAGATAAGGAATTGGATAGGCAGTTTCAAGACTTCTTTGAAATACAGTCTACTCGAATTCTGATTAGAGAGATTGTGAGAGATGAAGAAAAGAACACGGTAATTATCAAATACGAGTTTACAGGTACAGACTTGTCGCTGTTTAAAATGCAGACTCCTAAAATCAATTTGGAGGGTGAAATACTTAAATTTGAAATTGACATGAATACTGACTTAGAGGGTATGAAGCATGAAATATTTGATTATCTGTTTAAAGGTAAGCGTGCGCAACTTTCAATGTTCGGTGAGATTGCGGAGGCGGACGATATTAAAGACGCTGATGACGATACAGAGGGTGATTCTTTCTTTGACGAAGAAACTGAAAGCGATGTACCTGTTGAGTAGTCCGGAAGAAATAGAGTATTGTTTAAGTAGGGGATATAATCCCTTGCTTTTCAATCGACATTTCGACATAGAGCCTAAAGCAAGGTATCAGTATTTGAAAAGTCTATTCGGTGACGGTCACGATCATAGGGCAAACGAGCGGTTTTTTCGGTATATGTGGGAGATTAAGCCTCACTATTGCGAAGAATGCTTGAAGCCGTTGAAAGGGTACTCAGCCGTTTATATTTCGCATATTTGCACTCGAGGAGCATTCCCGATGTTAGCGCATGATCCTCGAAATATCAACATACTTTGCTTTGAACATCACAATCAATGGGAACACGCTAACACCCGCAAGGGAATGCGTATCTATCAAGAAAATTTAGAGAAAATAAAAGTCCTCAAAAGGGATAGTTTAAAATTACAAAAGTAGTATCATGGGAAAATTAGTAGAATTTACTGGAGTAGACGGACAAAAGGTATTAATAAATAGGGACAAAGTAGTATCTTTGGAGGCTTGTAACGATTCGACTAAGATTTTCACAGGGTCTGGCGAATATGATTATTTGCGTGTTGCTGAGAATTTCAAAACGGTATCACGAAAAATAGACGATGGAATTCGTGTAAGTTTTATAGATATAGCTATCTTTGTGCTATTCTTAGTATTCATCTTTTTAAAATTAATGCAATGAACTTAAACAAAATTCAGTTGATCGGTCGGGTGTGCAATGACCCGCAAGTAAAAACGTTTGATAATGGAGGTAAAATTTGCAACGTGTCTATCGCTACAAACGAGCGTGCATATAAAACGAGTAGCGGTGTTGAAGTGCCGGAACGCACGGACTTTCACAACGTGGTATTCAAAGGAGGCTTGGCAGGTGTATGCGAGCAATATGTTACTAAAGGTATAGAGTTATATGTAGAGGGCACTTTGCATTATCGGAAGTACACAGACTCGAATAACGTAGAAAAGACTATTGCGGAAATTTTAGTTTCTAACATGCAGATGGGAGCGAAGCCTGGAGGCAATAGCGGTCAGCGGGCGGAATCTGCCGGAAGTGGGGGTCATCCGCCAGTACAACCGACACCGCCACCATCACGAGCCTTAAAAGAACAGCAATTTGCAGATGATTTGCCATTCTAAAAACGGGGGGATACTCTAAAGCAGGGTATCCCTTTTTGTGTTAAATAAGTGTTAAAGATTAAATTTATAATTAGAATATTAAAGTTTTGCTTTATATTTGCAGTGTCAAAAGGAAACAAAGTAGTAACAATTAAAAATTAACCAATATGACAACTTACATTTATAAAGGAGAAAAGATCAGTCATTCAAAGTTATTAATGCTTTTGCGTTCTGCACACGTTTTTGGCGGAAACAAGCTATCACATTACGAGGCTTTAGTTAAAGCGGCTGAGAATGGGAACGAGCGTGCAACAAATATCCTTAGAGATTTAGAAGTAAAGTAATAACAATTAAATAGTAGAATTATGGAAAAAAGAAGAATGCCCGGAGAGTTTAAGATTGCGGTTCATAGACTAAACGAAAGTACTGGGCTATACGAAGACGGTGTAAGCGTTGTAACTGGGTTTATGTACCAAATCGGTGCTTATCAATATTTTCTACACTGGGATAAAACATTTCAGATGGTAGATATAACAGAGTCAATCACAGGGTTTAGAGTGAAAAGTATTGAGAAATTGAATGGTGAGACACCTAAACAGTGCCATGATAGAGCAATCGAGGAAATGAAGGGTTTTAACCCGTCTTTGGGTAACTGGGAAAAAGCTAAATCAATGATGAAGAAAGCCGGAATACCTTACCCGTTGAACGAATGGATAACCAACTTAAAAGACATAAATTCAAATGAAGAAATCAAGAAAGATTAATCGACTTAAAAGTCGTTTTGTTACGGTTAAATTTAGCTTAAAGGAACAAAGACAGTTTACCAATATTTTGAGTGGAAAAAGAAAAATTAGAAAGGATAGGGATAAAACCTTCGATTCTCTTTTAGAACTTGATAAAATTATATTGAAAGCTGATTTATACTGTGCAGGTTTGGGTGAACTTGTGTTTTCTGAGAGTGAAGTGGAGGCGTTTAGCAGGTTTGAAAAAGTACGAAGGGAGTTTTATCATGGAAAGTAAATTGAATCAATTAGCAGTTCTTATTTTGCAGGAAGAAGAAGCATACAAGGACATGCAAGTAGCAAAGAAAAGACATGCCGCATGTCTTAAAGAAATGTTGGAATTTGAAAGCAAATCAAATTTAGGAAACATTCGATATTGCGGAAACTGTATATATCTTCCTGCTAAGAAAAGATCCGGAAAGTATAAATGCTCGTTGACCGGAGAGAAAAAAGATTATTGCTGCGAGGGGTGTGAAAAATATAGTGAATTACCATTTTAAAAATAGAAAAATATGAATAATTTGATTAAAGTTGGCGAAACTATAAACGCAAAAGAAACTATGAGTTCTTTGCAGATAGCAGAGCTCACAGGTAAACAACATTCAAATGTTATGAGAGATATTCGCAATATCCTTGAACAACTGGAAGAAAAACATAAATTCAATTTTGAATTGATGTTCAAAATCACCAAGTTAGGGAATAACGCAGAAAGAAAAGACCCTTATTATCTTCTAACTAAAAAAGATAGCCTACTTCTTGCAAGCGGATATGATGCAAATCTACGGGCTAAAATCATTAATCGTTGGGAAGAACTCGAAAAGGAGAAGCGTTTCGGCAACTTCGTTATTCCGTCTACATTTAGCGAGGCTTTAATGTTAGAAGCAAAACAAGCGGAGGAAATAGAGGAGAAAAATAAATTGCTGTTAGAGCAGACTCCAAAGGTTGAGTTTTATAATGCTGTTACAGGTAGCGAGGACACTATTGATATGCGAACGGTTGCAACTGTGTTGAATATGGGGATAGGTCGGAATAAAATATTTGAAGTATTAAGAGATAAACGTGTTCTTGATCGTAAAAACATGCCTTATCAAAAGTATATAGATTTGGGGTATTTTAGAACCGTTGAAACTCAATATACAAAAAGTGATGGAACTAACTGCATTAATATAAAGACAGTGGTGTTTCAAAAGGGATTAGATTTTATACGCAAAACATTAACTTTAAACAAATAAGATATGATTGATTTTAGTAAAAGCGTTATTTTCTTAACAAAAGAATGTAAAGAACAGCATAAAAGAATGAAGGAAAAAGGTTTCCATGATCGGGACGTTCCTCTTACTGAGATATTCGGGCTTATCATTTCGGAGATGTGCGAAGCGATGGATGCGGAACGAAATGGAAGAACTGTTGAAAACGGAAAGTATACTTGGGTGTTAGCATATAAGGAAGATGAAAGTTTCAAGTCGAAATTTAATCAATGTATAAAAGATACCGTTAGCGATGAACTTGCGGATGTTTTTATCCGGTGTATGGATGCGGTCGGTAAGTATAACAAAGAGGGAAAAGAGGGAAACGATGTAGTTTTGTTTAAACATCGCATTAATGAACGTGTAAATCAGATGAAAGACTCTCCTAATACGTTTGCTTATTACGTTTATGTGTTAAGTTCGTGGTCTACTCTAAATGAAAAAACTTGCTGTCAGAATTTAATGGTAATGATGGAAATTTGTGCAGCAATAGCCATCATACACAGCATTGATTTAGGCAAAGCAATTGAGGCTAAAATACGGTATAACGAAACGAGAGGCTACAAACATGGAAAGAAATATTAAGGAGGAATTAAAAGAACTTCAGGAAGGTGCGTTCTTTTTAGTAATATCGAACGGTGATGGTACGGTGTCCCCTCTGTCGATGGATAAAGAACAATCGCAAGTGTTAAAAGAACTTGCTAACATGTTATCAAAAGAAACACCGTTTGTAAGAAACATAGATGTTAAACTTAAAATAATAGATTAAAATGAATTTAGGGCAAATCAAAATTAACGCTATTTTAGCAGCTGATCCTGAGGGTATTCAAATAGACGGTAATCACTATCAAGGCGATTCTATTCCTTTATATCAGTTTCTCAATCAGAATAATGTTAATACAATGGACGGATATGCGATAAAATACGCATTCCGTCACAGACGAAAAAACAAAGAAAGAGATATTGCGAAAGCTATTCATACTCTACAATTGATTTTGAAAGACGAATACAACATGTATATGTTAGGCGGACAGTTGTACACGAAAGAGCAATATGATGAATTGATCAGTCAAGCGAAAAAAGAGGCGGAAGGAAAAGAAACTGAAACGACTGTGATACATACCGATATGGGGATAAGTATTGAATATGAGTCTAAAAAGGTGTCAAACAGGAATGTTTACGTTAGGAAAATACACGAAGTAAAAGCAGTTTATGTATCACGTGAAGGTAATTTTAAAAAAGAGATTGGCGACATTGGTTTGCACATTTACGGTTATAAATCAAACGAATGTGTGTATTTTAGAGATAGGGAAGAAAAAGAAGTGTGCGTACCCTACGGAAACTATGTTATGCTATCTGAGGACGGTGTATATCATATTCTGCCTAAGGCTTATTTTGATGATATATATGAACCGAAACTTTGATTTTAATTATTGATACGTAGTGAATAGGCGTGTTGCAACTATTGCGACATGCCTATTCTTTTATATTCGAGTTAATATATATATATTTGCATAGGTAAACTGTTCATTTTTAGCAAAGTGAATCTATTTTTGTTTAAATATAATTATTAATGATATGGTTAAAGTAGGTAGTATGATTAAATCACAAGGAAAAATAAAGAGAACTGACGAACAATGGGAGGCTGACAAAGCACTTGAATCTGAATTGTTTCTCAAGGGCTATTCTTATCGCAGAATCAGAGATAAGATCAATGAACGCTACAAGGAGATGGGAATAGATATACAAATATCTTATCAGTCTGTGTATAACGACATTCAGAAATGTTTGGCTGAGTGGAAGCGGGAACAATTCACTAACATAGACCAGTATGTTACACAGGAAATTCAAGCACTCGACAATGTAGCGAGGGAGGCGTGGGAGGAATGGGAACGCTCTAAGCGTCCTAAATGCAAAACGAAATACAGGTTTAAAACGGCTGTCGAGGTGCAAAAGGAAACCACAACTGGTGACCCTTCGTTCTTGAATGTCATTCTTAACGTGCAGCAAAGAAAAGCACGCTTGTTAGGCTATGATAGTCCGTTGGTTGTTTCTATTGTAGGGGATAAAGAAAAAGAGAAACCAAAATACGACTTATCCAGTGTCCCGGAAGATGTTCTCGAAAAAATGGCAGACGCTTTGCAGAATGGAGGTAACAATGAAGATAAATAATATACCACCAGAAGAGATTGTAAAGCACGTTGCGAGAAACAAGTTTAAGAATTTTGCTAAATATGTGGATAATGGAATTATATTAAGCCAGTTTCATAAAACGTATTACGAAATTCTTGATATGTTTGCGCATGGAAAGATAAAGAAGTTGATTATCTCAGTACCACCGCAAACAGGAAAATCGGAAGGTAGTAGCCGTAAACTACCGGCCTTCATTTTAGGTTTGCGTCCAGACGATAAGATAGCAATAGGCTCTTATGCTGCAACACTTGCTGAGGGCTTTAATAAGGACGTACAGCGCATTTTAGACACTCCGGAGTATATTAGTTTGTTCCCTGGTACTCGAATAATGGGTGCTGAGAAAACGTCACGTTATGAAGCATATACTCGTAACAGCAAAATGACTGAGGTAATAGGCAGAAAAGGGTCGGTTACGGCTGTCGGACGTTCGGGAGGTTTGACGGGTAAATCTGTAAATGTTTCTATACTTGACGACGTGTATAAGGATCACTTGGAGGCAAATTCTCCTATCATACGGGAAGCCGCTTGGAAGTGGTACACAACTGTTATCCGCAAACGACTCGATAATAACGGTCAAGAATTGATCGTATTTACACGATGGCATAAAGACGACTTGATAGGTCGTATAGAAAAGAAAGAGAAAGTTATCACGGTAACAAAATGGTCCGACCTTGATAATATACCTGATGGCGCATGGGTAAAGATAAACTTTCCTGCCTTGAAAGTGGGTGATCCGACAGAAATAGATCCACGCCAAGAAGGTGAGGCGTTGTGGGAAGAGAAACATAGCGCAAAGAAACTTCTTGCTGAGCGTGAACTTGACAAGGTGGAATTTGAGTGTTTGAATCAAGGGAATCCGGGAAGCGCAGAGGGACAGCTATACGGAAAGTTTAAAACGTGGTCTGATAAGTCAGATTTCGGTGTCTTTCTCGGTCGTGGCAACTATACCGATTGTGCAGATACCGGAACGGATAATCTTTGTAGTATATGCTATGATAAATACCGTTCAAAACAGCCTGTTTGGAGTGAGAAAGACAAGGCATATAAGCATTTAATATTCTGCCTTGTCACCGATGTAATATATACCACTGAGCCAATAGAGGTTACACAGGTTACAGTGCCGGAGATGTTAAACAGAAACGAAACTGAGTATGCTAATATTGAAAGCAACAACGGAGGGCGTTCTTTCGCTGTTAACATATCACCTAAGACAATGACGGCGATACATTGGTTTTCTCAGCATAATAACAAGGAGGCGAGAATATTAACGCACGCTGCCAATGTTACGCAATCTATTGTCATGCCGTTCGGGTGGGAGTCTAAATTTCCACGTTTCTACGAAGATGTTACAGGCTATCTGAGGGACTTTAAAGCGAACGCACACGATGACGCACCGGACACCTTAACAGGAATTGTAGAGAAAGAGGTTATGCCCGCAATTGAACCGAAACGGAGGGGAATCAAGCGTATAAATTAATAGAAAGCAAATTGTATCTATGTTTCAAAATAATATAGGTACATTTGCATTGTTAATTAATTGTTTAACTAAAAATTAAGAAAATATGTTGTATTGTGATTGTCCGTTAGGAACGGCTTTACCGGATATCCCGGTTGTAACATGTCCGGAGAACTTCGGTCAGATTCAGAAAGTAGTATTTCAGAGATTGATGGGTAAAGCGGCTGAGAACTCAATAACTATTGCAACCGCAAAAACTTTGGGTACTTGGACTGCTTTACTCGCTGCAAAAGACGCTACTAAAATGGTAGTTTCACCGTACATTGCTGAACCTACTGTTGAAGCGGGAGAGGCTTTGACGTATGGAGGCGGGAACGCAACACCCGGTGGCGTAGTTGAAATTTTGGGGTCTAATAGTAGTCCGTGTACTGGTAAGTTCTTGAAAACTCCACAGGCAGTTATCAAGGTTTTGAAGCAATTTATGTGCGAAGTTACCGGAGGACTGGGAGTGTATTTGATTAACGGCAACGGTCAGATAGCAGCTATTAAAGACGGTGAAAACTATAAGCCAATTCCCGTTGAATCGCTGTTTGTAGGTGATCGCACTATCGGAGGTTTGGAAGCACCGGACACGAATGTAATTTCGTGGAGTTTCAAGCCTAATTGGTCGGATAACTTGGAGATTTTTAAACCGGACTTTAACCCTCTGACCCAGTTAGTCCCCGCACCGAGTGGAGTAGGTGGTTAACATGAATGCTAAAAAAACAATGGTTTCCCTCACTTGTAAAGAGTTGGGGGAAACTCGTTTATTTGAAGTTGAACATGCCGAACGTCTTTTATCAATGTTTCCCAAAGGAGGGTGGGAACTGACAGAGGACGAAGGCTATTATTTAAAACAGGATGGGAAAATCAGTCGAAGAAATACGGGAGATATTCAGAAAACCGATCAATCGGAAGTGGATACAGAAAGCGAGGGAACAGGAGGAACGAATAGCATTCCACGCAAGGGTAAAGGTTGACGATGTACGCACAAAGCCTGCTTTAGACTTTCTTAATCGTGTAAAGATGTGGATCGCACCGGACAAATACGAGATATTTAACTCTATGTTCCACTTTCCAGTAAAGACAAACGAAGTTACGAGCGAGATATTTGATAAATTGAGCCGTGTGTTTGATGGTCGGAATCCTGCATTTAACTACCAATTTACCGACTCAGAGGATCGTGATGACTGGGAGTATTACAGGCAGGAAGTACTGAAAGAACCGCATGTTTGGGCTACTGATGGTTGGGACAATTTCAAGGATAGAATTAACTCCGTTCTTGTGATTGATTTGCCGGAAGTGCAGCAGGGTGATAAGCCAGAGCCTTATTTCTATTTCATTGATATTGCCTCAGTAGTTAGCTACGAAACTACCAAAGAGGATAACAATGTCATGGCGTGGATAATGTTCAAGACGAATGATGAAAAGATGATTCAGATTGATGATGTTTTTTACAGACGTTTTAAAGTGGAAAAGAACAATTCACTTACATTAGAGGTTGAAAGTACGCACGATTTAGGTTATTGTCCGTCAAGGTTCTTTTGGTCTGACTCTATATCATTGCAAGAACCGGATATAAAGAAAAGCCCGCTTACCAAAGTCCTTGATTCGCTTGACTGGTATTTGTATCAATCAACGGCAAAGAAACATCTTGATTTGTACGGTGCTTATCCGATATATTCCGGATATGAACAGGATTGCGATTATATTGCGAACGGAGGTAAAGAGAGATGTAACGGACATGGATTTTTAATCGGTGATACAGGTGAGTATATCTCAGATATGGATGGTCAACCTATGAAGTGTCCCGTATGTTCGTCAAAGCGGCTGAGCGGTGCAGGTTCTTATGTAGAAATACCCGTTCCAACTGAGTTGCAACCGGACTTATCAGACCCGATAAAGATTATTTCTGCCGATGTATCCGCTTTGCAGTACAATGTGGCTGAGGAAGAACGTTTAAAGAAGAACATTATTACCTCTGTGACAGGTGTAGGCGGTGAAGTTCAGAAAGAAACAGCCGTAAACGAAAAACAGGTACAGGCTTCATTTGAGAGTCAAACGACAATTCTAAACCGGATTAAACGAGGCTTTGAGGAAGCACAATGCTTTGTAGACGCAACTGTTTGCCGACTGAGATACGGGAATACTTTCGTTTCATGTTCGATTAACTACGGGACTGAGTTTTACATCTATACACCGGAACAACTTGCAGAGAGGTATAAAGTACTCAAAGAATCGGGAGCGAGCGAAAGCGAGTTAGACGCTATGCGTACACAGATAATCGAAACGGAGTACAGGCATGACCCAATACAAATGCAAAGGTTATTAATCTTGAAAGAGATTGAGCCTTATTCTCACTTAACGAGGGAAGAAGCAATTAATTTGTATAAAGAAAACGTTATAAGTGAGGAAGATTTGCGGATAAAACTAAACTTGCCTACATTTGTGCGTAGATTTGAAAGAGAGAATATGAATATTATAGAGTTTGGCTCTAATATTGATTACTCTAATAAGATAAACAAAATTTTAGAAACATTAAAACGTTATGCAAATGAACAGACCACTTTACCCGGAGCATCCGCTTGATAAGGTGACAGCAGAAAATTATCTGTGTCCGGAAAATGAAAAAGGTCGCTATCACGTGATTCAAGAAAGGTTACAGTTTGACCCGAATACTGGTGCGAGGGTATTTTCACCAGTATTGCAGAAATACAGACCTTTAACATTTGAAATGATAGTTTACCCGTATTTGAGTCGAGGAGGCTACGATATTAGAATTGTGCACGATCCTCGAAAGTATGCAAAGGATATGCAGGAATATTCAGAACAGGTTAAAAAAGCAAAGCAAGAACAGGCTTTAGAGGAACTGAGAGAACAGATCAGAGAGGAAGAGAGAAAGAAGGTTATTGCTGAGTTGAAAAAGGAAGAAAAGAAAGGAGGTAAGTAATGTTAACGGTAGATATTCTAAGACAAAATAAAGCTCTTTCGGAGCTAACAGATGAACAGTTGAATGCTATTGCTACTCTTTCTCAGAATGACGAGGTACAGGTTGTTCAGACGAAAGTCAAAGAGGAACGTGCAAAAGCAACTTTATCACTGAGTCAAGCGTTCGGTATTGACGATGTTACAGACCTCACATTTGAAAATGCTGTGGAGTTCGGAAAGAACAAACTTTCTTCTGTCGATTCTGCTAAGTTTGAAAAGATTATTTCAGACCTTAAAACAGAACTTGAGGCCGAAAAAGCAAAGAAGGTAGGTGATAAGGATAACGAGAAAATAGCCGCTTTGCAGGCTGAGTTAAACGATACTAAGACGAAGTATTCGGAACTAACAAATCAGCTTACAGAGAAAGAAAAAGAGTTCTCAAACAAGCTATCCGATTATAAGATCACTTCCCATATTACACAGGCTTTAGGCAGCATGAAGTTTGGAAAGGGAGTTAATGACGCTATGTTGAATATTATCAAACAGCAAGCAGTTAACGATCTAAAAACTGAGTTTACTCCTACAATTGTCGAGAAAGACGGTAAGGAAAGCGTTATCTTTATGAAAGACGGTATGCCTTACAATAATCCGGCAAACGGTCTAAATCCTTACTCTGTATCTGAACTGCTTACAGAGAAACTGAAACCGTTTGGTGTTCTTGACGAAGGTAGAACCGTGGGAGGTGCAGGTGGCAAAGGAGGCGGAAAAGTAACGCCAACGGCAATTGATCTGACAGGCTGTAAGACAAAGGTAGAAGCACAGGAAGTTGCGCATAAATACCTCGCCGGAAAAGGTCTGACAGTTGGTTCGGAAGAGTATCAAACAGAACTTAATACAATTTGGCAAGAAAACGATATTCAGAACTTGCCGTTACAGTAAAACAAAAGGGGGAGCAATCCCCACATTATAAACTTTAAAAACAGATTATTATGAGCTTAATTGCGACACGCACTCAAGAAATGCGGTTGAGAAATCCGCAAGTTGACAAAAACATGAGCCGCCTCACCGAATGGGGTGCGCTTGACTTTTTCCTTTCTCAGACGAATGCTCCGGATTCGATGTTGACGGATGAAACTAAAAGACGTGCTTTCTCGTCTATGGGGACAGACATCAAGATTCCGGTGATTGATTATGACGGGACTGTCACCGTTGCAAACGAACGTACATGCGTCATTGCGGACGCTGAGAACACCTCTAAACTGATGGCTGTTGTATGGAAAACATACGCTTTCGGTTTTACGATGGTTCCGACTATGTTTAACAACAACGAAATCGACTATCAGAAAGATTTTGAAAAGAAAATGCTTAAGTTTTCTCGTAAATTCTTAGACCAAGTCGACAAGGACGCTATCGCAGCATTGGAAGCGGCTAAAACGCAGAAATTCGGTAATTTGCTTTACTACACGCAGACAGCGAATGACGTACAGGTTAACTACATGCAGCGCAACGACATCCTCGGAGATTTGCACCCGATGTTCCGTTCTATGGACTATTCCGGTCAACTTCATATCGTAGGTGATACAGGTGTAGACGCTATTGTTCGGAAGTTGGAACAACACGGAATCTACAACGATGTTAACAAGCAACTGGAATATGCAAATAAGATTTTCCACTTTACAAATAACATGGTTTTGGAAAGTGAAAACTTCGCTCAATTCTACGCAATTGAAAGTGGTAATGTTGGTATGTTGACACGTGTTGACCGTGAGGCCCTCAGACGAGCAACCTCTAAAGCAGGTCACGAATGGGACGTTATCAACTTCCCGTTTGCAGGTTTCCAAGTTGGTACACATTACTACGAGTCGGTAGGTGATCAGTCCGCTATAGCAGGCGCAGCAACTGCTGACATGAAATGTAACATCAAAGAGCACTACGGTTTCTCCGTTGATATTGCTTTCGTTGTAGCTTACAACTCTGCGCCGGAAACTGTTTCCAACCCGATTATGAAGGTTGAAATTAAGAAGGACGGTTCTCAGTTCGGAGGTACACCCGTTTATATCACTAATGCCGATCAAATCGGTGGCGGGGCTGCTACAGGTGAAATATCTGTTAACCTTGCTAAAATTGGAGGCAGTGCAGTTGGAGAATCGGCTTTAAAGGTAGATTTAGATAAGGTTAAGGGTGTGGCAGTTTCATCTACTGGTGGTGTAGTTGATGTAAAGGTTAACTCTCAAGCATCAAATCTTAATGTAGAGGTTAAAAACGCAGATAGCGAACCAGTTCCAACGAAAACAGTTGGGGGATAGTAGTTATATAGTAAATTAAAGTTTAATTAAAAGGGAGGGGAAAGAAATATCCCTTCCCTTTTTTAATTTGAAGCAACATGTATAGAATAAAAGACATAAAAGATAGCTTAAAAAACGTAGTAGGTTGGAGGCAGTCGTACGATTTAGACAATCAGATAGACACCGAACTAACAACGTCTGAAAGCGGTATTTCTTATCAAGACGTTCACCCACTTGTGACGCTTGAAAACATATCATCTATAATGCCGTTAGACTACTATAAGAAGTATCCGGAATACAGCGATACAGAGACTTATGCGGTCGGTGACAAGGTGAGGTTTAACAGTGATCCTCTATTGTCAAAACCTTCGGTGTGGATAGCCACAAACGGAACAACCGGAGAGCAGCCCTCAGAGGGAGGTCGAAACTGGGAGAGATATAACCCTTTGTCCGATTACCTCAGAGAGCTAAACGAAAAAGCAATAACGGCTACTATCACTAAATTTATCACGGAAAAGACGATAGCCGGGGAAACAAAGACGCTGTTAGAGCGTAGGCCACTGTTTGACGGTTCGGGCTACTACACTAACCAAATTGACCCTACAAAGAGCATGGTAGGATATGAAATATTGCCAGTTCGGGCGATGGGTGTTACTACGAAGATTGAAAGAATCGGTTTGCAGTTTACTAAGCCAGTGAAAGTTAAGATGTATCTTTTTCACAGCTCACAGCCTCAGCCCACACACACGTTTGACTTGAATTATACGAGTAATGGGTCTTATCAATGGTTTGATGTACCGGACGCATTTTTACCTTATATTTCTGAGGCAACGTCACCGGGCGGTACATGGTATCTGTGTTACGATCAAGAATCATTGCCGTACGATGTATTTGCAATAAACATGGCAAAAGACTTTAGCGCAGAGCCGTGTGGAACTTGCAACGTTGGAAGTGTGCAGGCGTGGAGAGAGCTAACAAAGTACATTCAAATATCACCGTTCAGGAATGACTCAAAACAGGGTGAGAATCTGTTTAATATTCAATCAAGCGTTTATACACCTGCAACATGCTACGGAATGAATGTGCAGTTTACGGTTGCTTGTGATATAACCGACTTCATCATAAGCGAAAAACTTGTCTTTGCGAATGCTATTTCTTTGCAGATGGCTGCTTATATCCTTCGCGAACTTGCCTTAAATCCGAACGTCCGGCAGAATGCCAATCAATTGAACATTGATAGAGAATCAATCTTATACGAGGTTGACGGTGTATCACAAGGTCGTGCGCAGGGTATAGGACATCAGTTGAACCAAGCAATGAAAGCGTTAAGCGTAGATACTAAAGGTATGGATAGAATATGCTTGACTTGTCGGAACGGTGGTATCAGATTTAAATCGACATGATAACAAACTTATTAGATAGAGTTAAGAAAGTGAAAGAAGCTTTAGACTCAGGACGAATAGCAAAGGAAATTGTGCGGGATAACGATAACATTCTTATCGACATGAACGCACAAGATCAGCTATTCGCCAAAGGGGTAAACAGGCTGGGGGTCCGGATAGACGAATATAGACCGTACAGCCCTTTCACTATAAAGGTTAAGATAGAGAAGCGGCAACCGTATGACCGGGTAACTCTAAAGGACACAGGGGAGTTTTACGACTCTTTTTACGTTGAAACGGCTGAGGACAGATTCTATATTAAAGCCTCAGACGAAAAAACGGACTGGTTAATCAAGAAATACGGTGCCGAGATATTTGGTTTAACTAATGAATCGCTTGCCGAATTTATTAACGATTATGTGAAAGATGAAGCAGCAAAAAAAGTTAAGGAGATACTAAATGAAAGATAGAGCTATTTTAAAGCCGAATGCGGTACTTTTCGATGAAGTGATAGGAAATGTACAGTTTAGCCTTGTAAAGTCGCTACAATGGCTAAATTATGCGTTTGGAAGCGCATATAAGTTAGTGGAGCGAACGGAGAAAGGAAAGTTCATCACTCCGTCCGTTTATTACAAGGATAAAGACTATTTGAGGTTAGAGCCAAATGATAAGTACGGCAACACCTGCTTTTTCTATATTCATGACTCGCAGGACTACGAGGGGAATGGGGACTTTGGTTTCGGTGATCTGAAGGGTGAGGTGAGTATTATATTCTGGTTCGACACCCGTACAATTCCCGGTGCAGAGGGGTACAATGTTGAGTTCGTCAAACAACGCATATTGCGAGCGTTAACGCATGAACTTGAATTGTCATACGGAGGTTTGAACGTTAAGCGGATATTTAATGACGCAAAGAATGTGTATGACGGCTTTAGTATTGAGAAAACCGACAATCAATTCTACGTCTATCCTTATGCCTGCCTACGTTTTGTGTGTGATATGATTGCACCGGAGGCGTGTTATCCATAATACGACAAGGGGAGTATACATATATGTATATATCCCCTTTTGTGTTAAATAAGTGTTAAAGATTAAAGTTTTGCTTTGCATTTTAAAAGTTATGCTTATATTTGCAATGTCAAAAGGAAACAAAGTAGTAACAATTAAAAAACAACAATTATGGCAACAATGACTAAAAAACAATTTTGTGAGAGTGTTTATGCAATGTATAAATTGCTTGGTGGTGATGGGTGTGCACAATGTTCGGATGAAGGAGTATCATGCGGTTACGGAAAAGAGAACACAGTTTTAACGAATGCTATTCTTCATGCTTGTAACGTTCACAATGTACCATTCACAATTGACTGCAACAAACATTGTATTAACATAGTAATAGATTTTGGTAAGTAATCAAGTAGTTAACAGGGTGGCAGAAATGTCACCCGCAATAATAAAAACAAGAAAACAAATGAATGAATTAATCAAAGTTGGCGAACGTACGCAGGAGAAAATAACATCTTTGGAGTTATTGAAACAAATCAATTTGTTTAGAGAGCAGGAAGGTGACAGAACTAAATTGAAACATAAAACTTTATTAGATGTTATTAGAGATGAATTTGACGAGGAAATAGGTATGCAGAAAATTCTGCCTACCCTATATAAACACCCTCAGAACGGTCAAGAATACCCAATGTTTGAGTTGACTCTATCACAAGCAAAGCAGGTTTTAGTACGTGAAAGTAAGTTTGTCCGTAAAGCAGTTATTTCTTATATTGAAAAATTGGAAAACGCTCTAATGGACAATCAACCTAAATTGCCTCAAACGTACAAAGAGGCTTTAAAGGAACTACTCGTACAGGTAGAGGAAAACGAACGGTTGCAGATAGAGAATAAAGATATGAAGCCCAAAGCCGAATACTTTGATGAAATAGTAGACCGGAACGGACTAACCAATTTCAGAGATACAGCAAAGCTGTTAGGCGTGTCTGAAAAAGCACTTATCTTTCTCCTGATTGATAAGAAGTACATATACCGAGATCAGAAAGGAAAGTTGAAGCCAATAGCCCAGTATGTTGGAAACTATTTGGAGTTGAAAGAATGGGCGAAAGGTGAAAAGGCAGGGACTCAAACACTGGTAACTGCAAAAGGTAGAGATCACTTTTTAAAATTAATTAATAACGTAAAATTGTAATAACATGGAAAAGAAAGTAAGTAGCACATGGATGTATGAAACAACGTATTCAGATGATGTATTCGTAGGTAAATCATCCACGCCTACAAAGACAGGTTTGACAGACCAAACGAAAGTAGCTCTTTTGGAGTATCTGACAGAGAGTGACGATTTTCACAAACTGGTATGCGATATAACCGGAACTGAAAGAAAGCAGGTGAAAGTCTCCCAGGAACTTGAAAAGCTGAAAGAGGACTATTCGTATGTATGTGATAGATATAAGAAGGAACAACAGAAAAGCAATTATTTGCTTAACAAATGGAGGAAAGAAGCGGCAAGGAGATTGGAAGCTGAAAAAGAAAGAGATAATGCGGAAAGACATCATAAGTTTATAGTTGATGAAATTTTCTCAATGCTGAAAGAAGTTGAATGTAGCTCTGTGAGAGGTATTGTAGATGAATTGAAGTCTGAGAGAGCAAACGGAAAATTGTTGGCGGAGGAAAACGAGATGTGCAGACGGGAGAATGACAAACTAAAGCTAAACTATGAAAAGACAAACAAAGAACTTGAAGCGCAGAAAGATTTAGTTAAAAAGTATGTGGCTAAATCTAAGAAAATGCGTAGATTATCTATATCAGACAAAGGTACGTTTGTTCCGGAAAAAGGAGAAATATTTTTAGCGGAAGTACCAAATAAGGGGATAGATCGAAAAGTGAAAGCACTGGTATCGAAAGATAGGGAAGCATGTGAGAAGTGCTGTTTTTATGGTGGTGAATTAGGCTTTTTGTGTTGGGGAGTACGTTGCATAACAATAGACGATGAAACACAACTAACATTTAGGATGGTATCAGATGGGAAAATTTAAAAGCGTAGAACTGTATGACACCTTCACAATAGATCATCCGGTGACAGGGGAAACAATCAGAGTGCAAGCAATGGAAGGTAACAATGTAATATCATGCAGGGAATGCCTATTCCGGCAAAAGGAGTTTAAAAAGATATGCCCGCTTATGCGATGTGTCGATATGGCTACGGGAAAGTGTCAAACCTATAAACAAGTAAAGTTATGAAAAGATTAGATTTATCATGCCTGCCATTAGATTTAGAGGTCGGTGAAACAATGGAGTTGATAGATACAGACGGTGAGTGTCAGCTATTGAAGTGTGTCCCGTCAAATGAATGTTCGTGCGGAGAATGTTTTTTCCTTAAATCAAATGCTCCGTTTAAATGTAATAGAGTGATGTGTTTATTAGAGGAAAGAGGGGAGGAAAGAGAAGATGTGATATACGTAGAATTAACTTAAATCAATGGTTACTTTTGGTAAGTATAGTACTTACTTTTAGTAACTATTAAAGAGAAAGTTTAAAAATTAAAGTTTTAATTCAAAAGTGTTGACTTATGAAAGAAGAAGTTATTTTAATGCTCTCAGAGATACGTTCTCGGATTAATGACACAATTATGCGTGTCAAGAAAGAAAGTCCCGCAGAAGGTAAGGAAATGGTGTCTATGTTGATGTCTTGTGACTTTGTTGATGTGTACGACCTATTAGGTGAGGAAACATCACGTTTTTTAGAGTATATGGAAAGTTGTGGTTTCATCAGGACGGAAATGCAAAACATTAATGTTAATGGCAACCGTTCTCACGTTCAGTGTGAAAGGGTGTCTATCCACGATTGGATGGAATTTGTGCCGGGCAAGGGGTGTTTATGTCACCCAGCATTGATTGCTTTGTATAGGAACTATACAGAAAATAGCTAATTATGAACAAGTAAGGAATAGGAGGTTAACGCCTCCTTTTCTTGTTTTTATACATTCTCTTTTTATCCCGCCTCGGAGAGATTCAAACTAACCTTTTAATTATCAATCTGTTTTGTTTTTCGCTATTTATTCATACATTTGTACAAAACTAATATGTTATAATATGGAAAAAGTAAATTTACTATTGAATTGTGCGCTTTTGGTGGCGTTTATGGCAGCATTTGTTGTTGGTTTATTGAGAAAGTGGGGAGTAATCGAAAGATTGCAGGTGTTCGGTGATATGTGGGTGAAAAAGATATTCCCTGCATATAATCGTAGCTTCATGTACCAGTTAGCGGGATGCAACTTTTGTCTGTCATTTTGGGCTTCGTTCGTTATGTCGATGGTATTCGCTATTTTATTCGGTGATCCGTTGTTTCTCGCCACACCGTTATTTGCTGCACCTGTTTGTAGAATCTTAATCTAATAGTTATGGAAATTAGAAAGTATGTAAGTGTGTTGTTTCCGTTTTATATTGTTGAGGCTGTACAGTTTAACGGTGATATGTACGAACTTGCCGTTTTGATTCCGGACGTTGAGTTATTGTCGGGCACAGATGGAATAGCAACTATCCGAATCAGCGATTGCACGATGAAGGTGTATGCAGGTGATTACATTGTCATGGGTGAGAAAGTAACGTTTGCGGTCGATTCTGAAACGTTCTCAATGCTATACGAGAAAGGAGGCGAAGAATGAAAGTAGGGCGGCATGAAGTCGAGTTGTACGAGGGCATCGACTCACTACCTATTGCAAGGTATCAAAAGTTCAACCGTTTGATGTTGGTTGATTCCGGTGTAGGCTCTACTATTGAGGAATTGGATACCCATCTGAAACGGGCTACTCTGTACTGCAAGACTAACCCAGATCACACGTACACCGAACTATTAAACCTCAGACAGTCGTTCAACATGGCAACGAACGGCATTCACCCGGGCATGATTGCATTCGGTGCGTTCGTTAAGTCATTGGACGGGAAAGAGTATCCGGTACACATAACGGACGAGCAATTGAAGGAAATACACACCATTCTATCAGATGTAACCGTTTCGGAGCTGTCAGAGGCAAACGAGGCGGTCAAAAAAAAAATAGAGGGTGAGATGTCGATGTACTTCCCTTCAATGGGTGACAGCCCTCAGATTAAGGAGTACTACGATCTGAAATTGCAGCTACTAACCGCAATGTTAGATCAAACAGCAAACGGGACGGATAGAGGCGATGAAATTCAGTCATTGACCGATCAACTGACAGTATACTATCCGCCTCGATGCTTTCAAGGTGAGAAATCGGTAGAGATACAGTCAGATAAGGAGTTTACGGAGATGTGTTTACTTATCACGAAGGAAATGCACATAAACGCAAAGGACATGACAGTATTTGATTTCTACTCAGCATTCGAGATGATTAAAAGACAAAGTAAAAAAGCTAAAAAGTAAATTATATGGCAAACGATGTTAAAGGAATAAAATATAGCGATCTGATACAGCCGGATAACAGCATATCGGAGGCGGTTAAGCAGTTGGAGCAACTGCAAAAGCTGTATGAAACAATGTTAAAGCGTATCGAGGAAGGTGCGAAAGGTCTTCAAAAGCCACTCAGTGAGGGAGGCGGTGCGACTGAGGAAGGACGCAAAAAGATAGATGCCTACGAAAAACAGGTTCGTTCACTGGCACGTGCCGAAGTTGATTTAAAGTTGGCTATGACAGATACCGCTAAGGAGATAGCCGTATTGAAGCAGCAGCAGACAGATCAAACACGGCTTAATAAACTGCAAGCTAAGTTAAATAATTCAATGGCTGGTAGCTACAATGCCCTGTCCGCACAATACGAGCTAAACAAGATTAAGATGAACAATCTTTCTCAGTCGTATTTGGAGAATACAGAAGCAGGCAAGCGACTTGTTAAACAAACAGCTGAGATATACGCAGCGATGGATAAGTATCAAAAGAGCACTGGGAAACACACGTTAAGCGTAGGTAACTACAAACAGGCATTTGATGGTTTAGGTTTTTCTGTGTCACAGGTTGCACGTGAGTTGCCATCACTGGCGATCAGCGCAAACACCTTCTTCCTCGCTATCTCGAATAACATTCCAATGGTTATAGACGAGATACAAAAACTGAGGGCAGCAAATGAAGCAGCAGCAAAAGCAGGTGAGGCGCAAGTAAGTATTACGGGGAAACTTATCAAGTCAATGTTTTCGTTTAACACTGTCATGGTGTTAGTGCTTACTGCTTTTTCTCTGTGGGGTAAGGATATAACCAACTGGATAGGCAGCTTATTCACAGGAAAGAAGCGGGTAGAGAGCTTAACGGGTAGCCTTAAACATATGGCTGATGCTATGCAAAACGCGCGATTAGAGACAGCGAAAGAGACTTTAAAACTCAACTTACTGTACAAAACAGCTACAAACAACGCTAAATCTACAAACGAAAGGACGAAAGCGGTTAAGGCATTGAAAAAGGAGTATCCCGAATACTTTAAAAACCTAAGCGATGAAGAAATAAAGTTAGGGAAAGCGTCTAAAGCGTATAAAGAAGCAACTAAGGCTATTACAGAGAATGCAAAAGCACGTGCCGCACTGGATAAGATAACAGAGTTGCAAAAGGAGTTTATAGATGCAGATCAAAAAAGAATCGGTCTATTAACGAAGCAAGTACAGGCGCAGGGCGAACTCGCAAAAGCGGAGCAATACACCGCAAAGGTATCGTCTACCATAACAGCAACGTCTACACAGGCAGCGAGTCAATATTATGCAGCGACAGCGAGCAATGTTAATAAACTCAAAGATAATATTAAGGAGTACGGAGATGAAGCGGAGAAACTTGCTAAGAGGCAGAATATCTTAACCAAGTCAATGGAGAATCTTACTAAACTCGTTAGCGTTGATTCGGTGACCGGAAAGGATACTACTAAGGACAGCAAGAAAAAGGAGTTCGATCTACTAAAAGCCTACGAGGAAAGCAGAGTAGCTCTGATTACAGACGCACGAAAGAAAGAAGAAGCGGAGATAAGAGAGGCAGCGAGGGCGGAACTCTCTAAACTTCAAAAGGACACAACGGAAAAGCAAAGAGCTACGCAACAATATGCGGATACCGTTTATAACATAGAGGCAAAACTGCGTAGGGACTTGGAAAAGTTGCGTGAAAGATGGGAATTGGAAGATTTACAGAAAGCGCATGACTTTATGAACGAACGTCTGAGGGCTGTGCGTGCAGGAACTGGGGAAGAACTGTTATTGCAAACTTACTTACTTGAAAACGAACGGAAACAAGATGAACTACGTATCAAACAGTCAACGGACACAGAAGCGGTAAAGAACGAACGTCTTTTGATATTGCAGCGTGCGTATCAATTGGCGTCTATCAAGCTACGGGAGGACTTCACGAATGATCAGAATAATCGTATAATATCCCGGTCTGTGTTCCGCTTGCAGCAAGAACAACAAGCAAGCGAAGCCGAATTTAACATTGTGCAACGATCAGCAAAAGAGCAGGAAGTTTTCCGGTTAAATGCTGAGCGTCAAAAATGGGAACAGATATTAGAGCTAACACGCTTATACGGTTCTCAGATTACGGGATACGAGATTAAAACGGTTGAGGACACTATCGCAGGCATAGATAATGCCATCAAACAAAAAGCGTCCGGTTGGGATTCCGAACAAGGTGTATTTGGTAACCTGTTTGATCTGATGTTTGGCGGCGCGTTCGGTGATAAAGGTGGTAAGTCCGGCAAAGAGCGTTCAGAGGAATTTAAGCAGTCGATTGCAGACGCTTCGGAGTACGCAATAGAGAATCTTAAGAGCGTAGCACAGGCAAGGGTCGAAGCGGCTGAGAAAGCTGTACAGGCAGCCGAAAAGGAAGTATCAGCACGTCAAAAGGTACTGGACGCTGAAATACAAGCGAGGGCAAACGGATACGCCAACAACGTAGCAACCGCACAAAAGGAACTGGACTTCGCCCGCAAGCAGCAAGAAAAAGCACTGAGAGATAAGAAGAAGGCTCAGAAGGCACAGGAACGGATAGATACACTGATGCAGGCAAGTTCTTTGGTTACTGCAACTGCTAATTTGTGGAAAGACTTGGGATTAGCAGCTATTCCGGCAATCGCATTGATGTGGGGGTCGTTTGCATTCGCTAAGATTAAAGCCTCTCAGTTATCTAAAGCCTCAGACCAAACAGAGGAATACGGTAACGGTACGGTCGAAATGATTGACTACGGAGGTTCACATGCTTCGGGCAACGATGTTGATTTAGGTACAACAAAGGACGGCAAGCGCAGACGGGTAGAAAAGGGTGAATATTTTGCAGTAATTAACAAACGTTCTTCCCAACGTTATAGACGGTTAGTGCCTGACTTGATTAATTCACTGAATAAAGGTACTTTTGAACAGAAATACCTAAACGCCTATTCCGGTGCTGATGAAGTCACGAATATCATGCAGGGAGGCAACGTAGATTTGTCTAATGTAGAACGTGATTTGAAATCAATCAAGGAGAGTGCCGGACACAAGTTTATAACGGGAGCGGACGGTACAATCATTGAGGTGAAAGGAAATGTTAAACGTATAATAAAGACGAAATGAATGTAAAGGACTTGAGGTTTAAAATCGGGGGTGTAGAGGTGCACCCCCTTTACACCGAATTAAAGAGAAAGTTCGGGAAGGAGAACGAACAGGAATTTTTCAGAGAGACAATCGAAGGTAGCTTAACTTTCATCGGTGCAGACTATTTGTTAATAAAGAATAAGAGCATTGAGGATGTGATCTACATGACTATCGAACAAAAGGACAAAGGACAGCCGGAGGAGCAATACACTGTAATCTATGAAGCGTATTTCAGCAAGACAGATTGTGAGATAGATAACGACAATCGGAGTTGCAAGGTTAAGTTATCACCTAAAGACGCTTATTCCGGCATAATGAAGAACATTGAGAATAAGTATGACTTAATCAGACTTGCACCTGCCTTGACTCAGATAGGTGTGTATAAGCGTCCACTTGTGCAGGTCTATATTGCGGGCGCTGGAACAATATCTAACTACCTTGCAGGTACTTATTTTGAAACGGATGTATACGAGGTGGTGACGAGCGGTGACACGCTTAAAAGCAAATACTTTTTCGAATATTTCGGGGACTATAACGAAATAACATTCAACGAAACTCCGCACCAGTTTTTTAACGGGAATTACTACGGTTCTAAAGGGTCGTATCGCAAAGAAGATGGAAGCTACTATCTCGCACTTGAAAAAACTTCATCTGAGGCACAAGTAGCGCATGGATACATGTATTTAGCACAAAGCAATGGAACGAAGCTATACCGAACGTCTAATTTAACGTGGGACGAACGTACAGGCTTTAATTTGGGTGAGCGGTTGTTGTCATTCGTGCGCATACCGGAAGAACCGACATTACCAGCTAACATAACGATGAAATCGAACCTGTCCCAGAGCCTATATCAGCGTCTATTGCTTGATTTGCCAGAACTGGACGGAAAGAAGGCAGGTGCGTTGTCGTCTGATGATATATACCCTACCAATAGCAATTATCGGTACGCTTTCCCTTTGCAGGGTAACTATTTCTATACCTCGACAAAGACGCAGGTTGCGCCAACCGAATACGGTGTCAACGACGATGGTAAGTACTTCGTAGATAACTTTCTCCCTGCAACTGTAGGAGCTGGCAAACTGTACCCTATTTGCCGTTCAAGATGGGGTAATATGTCCGTTTGGTTTGAGTATGATTTAGGGTATAGCGCACTGGAAGAACGCGCCCGAAAGAAGTACATTCTTAAGCACTCCTTTGCCATCAGTGACGCAATAAAGACGCTACTCACACAGGTAGACCCAACGCTGCACCACGAAGCCACGGAGGAATATTCACGCTTCTTATACGGTATGTCTAATCCGTTGACTGGCGCTCCTTTCAAGGTCTTTATCACTCCGAAAAGTAACATTCTAAAGGGTGAGTATGATCAACCCGCAAAGAAAGCAGAAACGACACTGAGCGACATCTTTAAAATGCTTCGCGATACAATGAAACTCTATTGGTTTATAGACGGTGATAAACTGAGGATAGAGCATATATCATACTTCATGTCGGGCGGCTCTTATACCGGAACAGGGACGGTAGGCATTGACCTAACAAAGTTGAGGTATGCAAAGAGTGGACAACTATTCACATTTAAGACTAACACGCTTAAGTATGATAAAACAGACCTGCCGTCACGCTTTGAGTTTTCATGGATGGACGATACGACTAATACCTTTGCCGGATTCCCTATTGACGTTAAATCAAACTATGTTCAGGAAGGGAAGAAAGAGGATATTCGAGTAGCAAACTTTTCCTCTGATGTGGATTATATGCTACTATCACCGGGTGACTTTTCCTCAGATGGTTTTGCGCTGCTTGGTGCGGTTCAAAAGTCCGGCAAATGGGAACTGCCGTTTGTTACGGTTCCGTTGACGGATAAGTCGGGTAACGACTACACCGTAACGCCTCAAAATGGCTATATGTCGTTCTTGCATCTCGTGAAGTATTACATGTACGATATGCCAGCCGCTAACATTGAACACGAAGGAGATAAAACGGTGACTGTACAACGGCTGAGGCGAAGTATGACACAAGACTTATCTTTCACCTACGACACAACGCCCGATCCGATCAAGCTAATGACTACCGATGTCGGAAACGGGAAGCCTCTAACCATGACTGAGGACTTGACTACCCGTGAAATAACCGTTTCACTCACATATACCCCCTCTTAATAGGGGGTATTTTTGTATATTTGCCCAATAATCAAATTTTTATAAACATGAATACATTCAACAACTTTAGTCCATTAGCTTTCAGAGAGAAAAGCATGAAGGCTACGTATAAAAAATGGTACGCCTATGGTAAGGAGTTCGCTTTGCCGTTTAGTACAACCGAATTGCCTCCGTTTCAGTTTACAGTTACCAACCTTCCATCATTTGACCCTACTACGGTAGAGGTGTTTCTTGTGAATGAAGCTACCGGAGAGAGAACCGGAACGGGTATCAAAATAAAAGTTGATACGATGGACGAACATAACTCAGTTTTGTACGTATCACCCGGTAGTAATGTGTATGCTAAATCAATCGAACCGGGTGTATATCGTGCTGAGTTCACTATACCCGGAGGCGAAACATACGTATCCACCCCTATTTGCGTAACTGAGGGAATAGAAACTAATACCAACTTCGTTAAATTGGAGTACTGGAATGATGAAAAGTTGGCGTATCCTAATGGCTTCGTAACGACTGGTACGGATAACGATTTCAAGTTTCAGATGTATATCCCGACTACCTTCTTTAAGCCTAAATACGAGTTTGAGGAAGAGATAACCAAGCGTGCAGGTTATAAGTTTCTTGAACTGCAAACTTGCAACAAAGTATTCGGCTTCAATTTCCTCGCACCGGAGTATATTTGCGATGCGCTTCGTCTTGTGCGTCTGTCTGATTATATCCGTTTCACCCATGACGGGGAGTATTACAACGCTCTGAACTTTGAGTACAATCCCGACTGGCAGGATAACGGATACTTGGCTGCTATTGAATGCCAATTTGAAACAGATACAATCATTCAAAAACTCCCTTCTTTCAATCGGAGAGATAGAGAGTCTTTTTATAATGCCCTACTGGCGGATATTGACACTCCAATTCTGTTTAGTCCGGACACAGTAGGGCTGTATTACCGTGAATTTAAACAGGGAGAGCCGACAATCAAAGGTAAGTTAATCCGGGAACTATCACCGATTGATTTGATTGACGAAAATACCACCATTGCCGTTGATATGGGTGCGGGTGAGGCGCGTAAATTCAACCTTTACCGCATGTTAGAGGGGTACATCTCGAAGAATCACGAAGATGTAACGGAATTCCTTTTGTCCCTTCGTGGAGGCGTTAATATCGGTACACCGAATACAAGCGGTGAGTATCCCGCAAGCGTAGACCGGGACGGGAACGCCAAATTGGGTAACGTTGATGGCGGTAAATCACGTTTTGACTCAGTGGAAACTGGCTTTTTAACTGTTAACAATACTTCCGCAACAATTGACGGAATGGGTAATGCCAATGTAAACGATTTAACCGCAAGAGGTGACTCTATATTGCGCAGTGACGTATATACAGGGTCGAAAAATGGCAGTCATACCGGAAAGATTACGAAAGAAGGACAGTTGCAGTACCTTTCAGCTATCATCTACGAGTTCCTTTCGTCCGAAACGTTTGTTCCCGGCTTCTTGGGTGAGGGCTTTAAAATATGGTTGGAAAACGGTAACTGGAATATCGAATGCGATAACCTAACCGTCCGTCAAACTATGAACATCTTTGAGTTGCTTATTCAAAAGATTCGTAGCGTCAACGGTGCCATTGTCGTGTCTCAGTCAAACGGTAAGGTTACAGCCGTTGAGGACGCAGGAACGCAGTACAAAATTACGTTCGGTGAGGAATTTCCTACCTTCCAAGAAGGTGACTTGATACGCTGCCAGTCATGGAGTAAGAATGTGCTTAAATTCTATTGGGTAGAGGTTAAGACAGCCGCAGACGGTTATATTCTTTGCGATAAGTCCGAGTTTAACAACGTTGTTCCGGCTGTTGGCGATGAAGTTGTTCAGATGGGAAATACGAAGAACCCCGAACGGCAGGCGTTAATTTATATCACAGCGCAGGAAAGCGGACACCCGTACATAGAGATATTGAACGGAGTTAAAACAAAATCGTTATCCGGTACGAATAGGACACGTCTTGGCGATTTAAGTAACATACAGGACTCTGCGTTTCCGGAAGGACAACAGCCATCCGGTAGCGGCTTGTATTGCGATAACGCTTTTCTTCGTGGTATATTCTTGTTGAGAAACGGAAAGTCAGTTGAGGATGAAGTAAACCAAGCGAAGCAAGATGCAGCCAACGCAGCAACAGAGGCGGAGAGAGCACAACAGACAGCGCAGGAGGCGAAAGATCGGCTTAATAAATGGGCTGACGATGGCTTTATTTCACCGACTGAGAAACCTGCTTTGATTGACGAGGGGAAGCGCATACAGGCTGAATATCTGCAAATAAAAGCGAATGCGGACAAATACGGTGTTCCTGTAACTGAATACACAGAGGCGTATAATAACTATCTGAATGAACTACGCTATCACTCAGCAGCCACACCGGAGGATATTGCAGTCCGTCCGGAGTTGGCACAGAGTCAAACGGCTTACTACGACAAACGTAACGGAGCGTTGAATGCTATTTCGAACGCTGCTAAATCGTATGTAGATGAAGCGGAAAAGAAACTGAAAGAGTATTTGGATACCGAGATAACTGCTATTCCCGGTAAGATTGAACTTGCTGTACGTAGTTTAAAGACAGCGGACACAAACCTGCTAAAAGGTGCGTTTAGGGAAATTACAAATGCTTCTTATAATATAGGGTATTACAACTACGATGTTCCTGTTATTAATGGAAAGGAATATACGTTAACTGTATGTTATACTTTATCATCCGAGAATACACATATTTCAGCCTACTCTAATAGAGGTACAAATTTTCTTGTAGATTTTAATACTAAGGGGAACATGGTTGTTGAAAGCAAAAAGGTTACTATGGTTGGTTATAAGCCTACTGAGGGACTTTATTTCTTTCAGTTTCCTAATGGCACGTACGGTTCAAAAGTACATTGGGCTGTTTTGACTGATGGCAATTTAGGCGTAACCAGTTGGATACCTGCTGCAAGTGAGAAGAACGTAGGACTTAAGAACTTATGCTCTTTTAAACGTATTGTTGATGCGGGATTCACATACGCTTCACGATATGATGATGACGGTACAATTCTTATGTTACCATCGGTATTGCACAAGGAGTCATTTGTAGCTAAGAAGGATATGTTCGGTTTAACCTATGACCCTCAAAAAAGGTATTATGTGTTTATAGATCATTTTGTTCCATCGGCTACAATTCCTAATGGCACAAGAAGTATCTCTTTGCGGATCGAGTACACTGATGGCACAAGCGAGTACATGGCGGTATATAATGACAGCATAGGAAACAATTTCATCCTTACATCAAAGGCTATTAGATACATATTGGGTTCTTATCACACTCCTATCTCGACTTACTTGCGTATTGGAATATTTGAAACAAGCTTTCCTGTTTCATGGAGTCCAGCCCCCGAAGATCAGTTGTACAAATCTGTGAAGTACACAGATACTCAAATATTGGCTGTTGATGGGAAGATCGAACTATCTGTAACTACGCAATTGAACAAGCGTGTGATTGGTGGTGCTAATCTCTGTTTAAAATCGGGTGTATGTATTACTGGCGTAGGGAATCATTTTCGTATAAACATGTCTAAGTATTGGCGTGATTTAAGGGGAAAGAAAGTTACTTTGTCTTTTGATTATGAATATAGCAACCTTGTTTTAGGTCGAAATAGTCGTATAGGGATGGAAGAAGCTGTATTAAAGGATGGTACATCAAACCATTACTATATCGGTTCGTGGAAGTACTTCGATTCCACTTCTTTAAAAGCTGATACAGGTAGATTTGTTGAGACTGTTACAGTTCCCAATGATATTGTTAACGCTCAGAATATTGGTATAAGTTTCTATATTCAAGTCGGTGACGGTACTACGATGAAAATATGTAATCCTCAGATCGAAATAGGTGACACCGCTACCGGATGGAAACCCGCCCCCGAAGATGGCGTAAATGAGTCAAAGGAGTATACGAGACAGCAGATTAGTATCGTAGAGGGCAAAATCACCACTACTGTAGAAAAGATAACAGAGGTTGACGGTAAAGTAACCGGACTTGCTTCACGGGTAACTCAGACAGAAAGCAGTATTAATTCTGTGGTCGAAAGGGTAGACGATCAAGGTAATCGACTGAGTGCTGCTGAGATTAAACTTGATTCCACAAGCATTAAACTTGGTGTTGTTGAGGGCACAGCCAATGATGCCAAAGCCACAGCCGGAACGGCAAGCAACAAAGCGGACGCAGTAGACGGTCGTGTCACCGCCACCCAAAACGGACTGGTCGAAACTGGGATAAACATCACCTCCCGCAAGATCGTTTTGAAGTCGGATAACGTCCTCTTTCAAAACAACGCAGGACAGCAAACGGCAGCTTTGAACGCAAACGGTCGCTTGACTGCCAACGTTATTGAGGCGGGCGAGGTTGTTGCGAATGGCTTTGCAGCGCAGAGGATAACAACGGGAAACTTGACTGTGACGGATGGTGCGGTGATTGCGGGCATGTCGATTTCGGGCAATAGGTTAACTGGCGGAAATATCACTTTAACAAATGGTGCACGTATCGGAAGTTTCCAAGTATCGCTAAACTGGTTGACTGGTTTAAACAGTTCTCAAATAGATTTATGGTCGGGTGCAAACACCGGAGAGGGAAATAACACATTGATGCAGCCGGGTCGCATTCTGATAAATCAAAAAGGGGATAACCAACCTGCTTTAGAGATACAAGGGAAAGGAAACACTCTGATTGCCGGAAAGTATTGCTCACTAAATGTTGATACCTTTCAAGTGACAGCAAATCAAGTGCGGATACCGGGAGTGTTTTTTGCATGTTCACTTCTTGCTAATGCAACCATAGGCAAAACGTGGGGAAGTTTTAACTTCCATATCACAGGATTTAGAAAGCTATCGACTGGCAGATATACTGTAACATATACCGGATATACCGGAGATGTATATATTATGCTTCAACCTATGGAGTATACTAAATGGGGTTGTGCATGTATTGAACCTTATAGTCAGGGATCGTTTACGTATAAAACCTTCGATGCTAATTCCGGTTTATTTGATTGTGCAGTTATTGCATATTTTTGTGGTATGCCTTCTTAATATAACATTAATTTTAACGGTAAGTTGGTTTTATCCTTCTTACCGTTTACCTTTGTGGCAAATAATTTATTCATTCACAATTAAATATCAATTTTTATGGCAACAAAAGCAGCTATTTTTGATTTGGAGAGTGTTAAGTACTCGAAAGAAACACAGATTTTGGATTATAGTTTTGAAACGGCAAACGGTATGTTTGAGGGTCAAATCACAATCGTACAGCAGCCGGAACAGGTAAAGCAGATTACTCACTGTACGGCTGAGGTGTCTGTTAAGGAGATGGTTCAAGTCCCGGGAACGGATAACACGCCTACCATGCAGGAACAATATGTTAAGTTGGGCACTTTGTCGATGTCACAGGCTCGTTTTGAACTTAATCAGTTTCCCGTACACGAAAAAACACCCGCTTTGCTTGGAGATTTTCAGAACTATATCTTTGCACTAACTAAAAAGCAGTAATCATGTCAGTATCACAAGAACAATTAAGGCTGCTAATAGTATCCACATGCAGCCCTATTCTTGCATTTTTGACACCTACGTCCGGTTTCTTAACGGCACTCGTGTTCATGTTCGTGTTTAACATAATTTGCGGTATGCGTGCGGACGGTGTAAGCGTGTCAATTAAAGGAGCTCAAAGATTCACTATCTTTAAATTCGTATCGGCTTTGCAGGAGTTTTTGCTGTATATAATGATTATAGTAGTGATATTCTCAGCGGTAACTAAGATGGGAGATAAAGACGCTGCTATCATGTGCGCAAAGACAATCACGTATGTGTTTATGTACGTCTACTTATGCAACGGCTTCCGTAACTTGTGCATGACATACCCGAACAACAAAGGTCTCAAACTGATCTATCACATCATTAGATTTGAGTTTAAGAGGCTAATGGGTGAACATGCGTCAAAGATTATCGAAGAGCAGGAAGAGAAAGAGAAACAAGTAATTCACAAGGGGGTATAATGCCCCCTTTAAACATTTAGATTATGAAGTATTTTACGATTAAAGAACTTACAAAGTCCTCTACGGCTGAGGCCAAGGGGATAGATAACACCCCAACACCGGAGGTTGAGCGTAATTTAACGGCTTTGGTTGAGAATGTGTTAGACGGTGTTAGAGAGATTTACGGTAAACCTATCACGGTCAATTCGGGCTATCGGTGTACGGAGTTAAACAAGGCAGTCGGAGGTTCTGCAACGTCAGATCACGTGAAAGGAATGGCAGTCGATCTGACAGGAGGGAACAAAATAGAGAACGAACGTCTTTTCAACATCATTAAGCACAACTTTCATTTCTCCCAGTTAATAGACGAGAAGAATTTCAGTTGGATACATGTATCTTACAATCCCAATAACTTAAAAAACCAAACATTGAAACTATGAAAGCTAAAATAACAGCCATAGCAGCGTTTTCTATCCTTTGCCTAATAGTTGTATGCCTTATTAGGTATAACGCGAAACTGAGGGAGCAAAACGGCATTCTGAACAGGAATGTAAGTGTACTTACTACTCAGAATGTAGCATACCGAACGGAGTCCGGCAAATCAGCAATGAAAACGGAGGAGCTAAACCTCACATTGCGCCAGTATCGGAATACATTGCAGGGGAAAGACAGCACTATAAAGGACTTGAAACAAAGTATCAAAGACCTAAAGAGTCATACAAGCATTCAAACGTCAACGGAGAGCGTGTTTTCCGGCTCTCTACGTGATAGTATTATAATTCGTGATAGCTTGGTTGCTGACACATTAAAGTGCTTGAATTTCGCCTCTAAATGGGTCGATGTTATAGGATGCATAGAACCGACCGATGTATTTGCAGGTAAAGTAACCGTCCGGGATAGCTTAGAGTTACTGAACATAGAGCACCGTAAACGTTTCTTGTGGTGGAGATTGAAGAAAGTGAAGTATAGGGAGTTTATCATAACCAGTAAGAATCCAGATACGCAAATACTTGATTTAAAGGTGACTACAATAATTAAATAGTTAACGTTGGTTAAAGCTATTGCAGGTATAAAAATAATGCCTACATTTGCACTCAGAGAATTACAAATAAATAAATTATTAATCATTTTTTTATTGGTAAGTCTTTATGTAGAAGCAAACGTATCATTAACAAAGCGTTGTTAATAATTGCAATCATGGTTAATATTAAGTGATTATCCCCTACTGGTTTGTGAAAATAGGTAGGTTTTTAAAAAGAAAATTTCTATTCATTGATATATAATATAGGTTAATTAGTTAGGTAATTGTTGTTTATTTGATTTTTTATCATTTTTCATTTTTCCCCGTTGCTTGTGAAAGTAGCGGGGTTTTTTATTGTCTTATCTCAGACGGGTAAACGTTAAATTAGTGTTAAAGATTAAAGTTTTGCTTTGTAATTTAAAGTTTTGATTTATATTTGCAGTGTCGAAAGAAACAAAGTAGTAACATTAAAGCATACGATTATGAAAATTAAAACATGGTATTTTAGAGAATCTTTTGCTAATTATACCTATTCGGTTAGAGCAAAAACAATTAGAGGTGCATTGACTCAGATTAAGAAAAAACAGCGTGAATGCGCTGAAAAGTTCGGGCATACGGTATTTTGGACTATCTTTGAAAACGAAATGGTCGACTCAAATATACGCTGCATATTGGTAACGTATGTGTTTTCAAATGGAGATATTAAACAAGATGTATTATAATTAAAAATTAGAGCTATGACAATCGAACAAATTGAAAAAGGAAAAAGTATTTTGAAAATGCTTAATATTTGGAAAGCAAGATACGCACAATATCAAAATAGGAGTCTTTCACGTGTTTCTATGTATAGAAAAGGTTGTGAGGAAGTTTATTTTGATGGAACGGGAAACGATTTATCTATCCGATTCTTCCATGAAGTCGAATTAAAATACGGTGAGTTGTGTGAAAAACAAATAGAGTCGTTAACTAAAGAATTGGAAGAATTATGAAATTTATTAAGAAGCAAAGTGATAAGATACTGATAACCACAAGGGACGAAGCGTTTGAGATATATGTACGTAGACACCCGGTTATAAGTAGGCTTATTCACGAGATCGGAATGGAGATCATACAGCAAGCGTACTACGGCAATCACGTAGCCCGAATACCGATTGGGACAGATGATAATGATATTTTAAATACCATCTATCAAGTATTAGAGAATGACGGGTATAATCATTCCTTCGACATAGTAGAAAAGGTTTTAACAGTGGATATATTATAAACAGTAATTTTAAAGTTATGAATAACATTATTAAAGTTGGCGAAACTATAAACGCAAGTGAATATATGACTTCAAAAGAGATTGCCGAAATTACAGGTAAACGGCATTGTGACGTAATGGAAGCTATTAGAGTTATGGAGATTGCTTGGGTAAAAATAGGTCAACGGAAATTTCCGTTAACCTCTTATGTAGATCAATGGAATAGAGAACAACCTATGTATAAGCTAAATAAAACAGAATGCCTGTATATAGCAACAAAGTTCAACGATGAAGCGAGGGCAAAACTCGTTATCCGGTGGGAGGAACTTGAAACAAAGGAAAGACAAAACGTGCCTGCGCTTCCTCAGACATATTTAGAAGCCTTGAAAGCATTAGTTTTATCAGAGGAACAAAAGCAAGTTCTTGCATTGGAAAATGAATCAATGAAGCCAAAAGCCGATTATTTCGATACTTTAGTAGAAAGAGGAAGTAATTTAAATCTAAGAGATACGGCTAAGATGATAGGAGTTTCTGAACGTTTCTTTATAGAATATTTGTTATTGAATGGATACTTATATAGAGATGCTAAAAGAAAATTAAAACCGATAGCCAAATATGTAGGTAAGTATTTTGTTCTAAAGGAATGGGCCAGAGGCGAAAATACAGGCTCTCAGACATTAGTGACCGTGGAAGGAAAAGATAAGTTCTATAAATTAATCAATAAGTAATCAATTTTAAAAATTAATCAATTATGAAAACTTCAAGTTATTTGTTCAGTGTTTTAGTAGGTTTGTGTTTGATGGCTATTGCCGCTTTTCTTTCGTCTTGTGGCGATGAAGAAACGAAGTATGAAACTAATTATTCGGTTATAGTACCGGAGTGGCAAACGGTGTACGTAGAGGGTGAGTGTACAACGAATGTAGCCTTATATGTTTGGGATAAGGTAGAGTTAACGTCGGACTACGTTAAGGTATATTCAATGGGACATGTGAATTATCTGAAAGTTACCTCTACTGAAATGGATATTTACGGCTTTATCATTTACCACATTGATAGCTATAACAAAGAAACCATTCAGTACCACCCGAAAGACGGTGTTCTTCGACACTCTCAGCAATTAAACGGATCAGAAATAACCGTTGTTTTTAGACCATTACACTAACATTAAAACCTTCCGGTGTACAGGTCAACCGGATAGCATAAAATGAAAGATAGAATAACTGAAAACCAATTGCAGCTAATTACTAAGGATAAAAAGCTGTCGGAGATGATAGAGGGAGTCTCTCAGATGCGTGATATTGTCAGAGAAAAGATGAAGGTATATGAATGTATAACATATACTGAGGACGATATAAAAGAGGCAAAAGCAGATCGGGCAATGATTAACAAATCGTCTAAAGCCTTAAACGATACCCGAATCGAACTCGAAAAGATATACATGCAACCTTTCAACAAGTTCAAAGATGTGGTTAAGGACACATGTTCCATGTTAGACCTCACCTCAAACAGCATAGATTTGCAGATTAAGAAGTTTGAGCAGGAAGAAAAAGACGCAAAGATGAAGCAAATAAGGGACTATTTCGACGAACATAACGAGTACCTTATAAATTTTAACCGTTGCTTTAAATCGAACTGGCTAAACAAGAACAAAGGTATTGCGATTGTCCGGGCTGAGATTAACGAACTGTTTGAACTGGTGGCGGCTGACTTCGAGAAACTGAAAGAGCATTTTGAGGGTGAACCTTGCTACATGGCTATAATTGACCGATATCAAGATACGTTGGACTATAACAATACCTACCAATACGGTGTATCACTCGTTAATAAGGCATTGGAAGCCACCACGGCTCAAAACTCGCCTCAGCTGACAGACATATTGAATCGGATACAACAGCCGCTAAAACAGCCGGAAAACAAGCATCAGAGCGAACAGGTTTATGTAAGAGCGTTTAAAGTCAAAGTAACAAGGGAACAAGCATTTGCACTGGCTGACTTTATGAAGGTAAACGACATTGAGTTTGAGGGTGTTAAATTATAAGAGAGGGCCTATCCCCTCTTTTTTTTGCTTTGTTTGCAAAGGTTAATTTCACGTTAAAACTTAAAGTTTCTCTTTGTGTTTTAAATTTAATCTTTATATTTGCAATGTCAAAAGGAAACAAAGTAATAACAATTTAAAAACAAATATCATGGTTATAAAAACAAGGTTTAACGTTGACGAAGAAGTGATGTACGGTGCACATAAAGAGCCGTTTAGAGTATTCTCCATTGAGATTCACGTAGGTAAAAAGGATAAGAACGTAAATTATCTCGTTCAGAGTCAATATGGTTTTATTCGTAGAGTGAGAGAAAATGATCTAATTAAATATCAGGTTAAAAATAACAAGTAAATTATGAAACAGTATTTAGACTTACTTTCTTATGTTTTGAATTATGGCGAAAAGCGTGAAGATCGAACAGGAACGGGAACAATCAGCGTTTTCGGTGGTACTCAAAAGGTTTATGATCTTCGTGACGGCTTCCCGCTTGTAACTACTAAAAAGCTATTCACAAAGGGTATTATACATGAATTGCTTTGGTTCATTAAAGGTGATACCAATATTAAGTACCTGCTTAAAAACGGTGTTCATATTTGGGATGCATGGGCAGACAAGGACGGTAATTTAGGACGGATATACGGTGCGCAGTGGCGTGATTGGCGTGTTAACAGCCGTACAAGTATAGATCAACTTAAATCAGTCATTGAGATGATTAAGAATGATCCCTATTCACGTAGATTAATCGTTAATTCATGGAACGTTGGCGACCTTGACAAAATGAACTTGCCTCCATGTCATTGCTTTTATCAGTTCTACGTATCAAAGGATGGCTTTTTAGACCTGCAATTGTATCAACGTAGTGCAGATTTATTCTTGGGCGTTCCGTTCAATATAGCGTCTTATTCGTTGTTGCTTGCTATGGTTGCACATGTGTGTAATCTGAAACCACGGAAATTCATTCATACGTTGGGTGACGCTCACATATACTTGAATCATGTTGAACAGGTAAGGACGCAATTAGATCGCATTCCGTTGCGATTGCCGGAACTTGTTTTGAATTCTTCCGTTACCGATCTTTTTGATTTTAAGTTTGAGGATATAGATATTATTCATTATAACAGCCATTCGGCAATAAGAGGGGAGGTAGCAGTATGAATGAAGATGAAACTGTAAGATTTTTATCATGTAATAAAATCGATTATTACGAAAGATACCTTAATATGGAATCTGTGTATTATCTAAAAAACTTGTATAAGAGAAACTTAAATATATTTTTAAAAGGTAGGATATTAGACGCTATCAATCGCAAGTTATCCGGTATGTAATTTAAAAGGGGAATGCAACGCTATGTATTCCCCTTTTTCGTTCTATCCTCACGGACTAAACGAGTCAATAAACAATAAGTAGTAACAAGTATTTAAGAAAAGTTCTACAAAAATAGTTCGAACAGTCGTTCTATTCGTATATTTCCAGCGTTTTAAATTTCATTAACAATAAAATTAAAGAAATTCTTTGTGTATTTAAAGTTTTGCCTTATCTTTGCATTGTTGAATTAAGTAAGTAACAATTAAAAGTAGTATATATGAATCAGAATGAAGTACATGTTTGTCCGTATTGCGGAGGCGATTTATACCTTTGGCAATCTTACCCGGTTTTTAGCAAAGAATATTGCGATTACGATTGTGAGCCGGAACAGGAAGAAGAAAATATTTATAAATGCGAAGAATGTGGAAGGGAGGTAATAGATGTCGAGTGATTTTAAGATTAATGAAGCCATTTTAAACGCTAAGTTGAAAGGATTAAAAGTGAGTAAAAAAGAGATAGCCGAAATGTTGTGGGAGGATACAAAGCCAAAATCAAGGACGGTAAACATGTCCTCTCTTTGCAACCGGAGGACACGAAAGATTAATATTGAATGGGTCTCAAAGATATGTGAGGCTACTGGAGTGGACGCAAATTTTCTGTTTAACATAAAACCAAAAAACAATGATTAAAAATTTATCAAAGATTCAAAACGAGATGAACGTCAAAAAAGGACGTTATAATAAGTTCGGTGGGTATTATTACCGTTCATGTGAGGACATTTTGCAGACAGCAAAAGAGGTGTGCGGCAAATACGGTTGTTATGTGAATGTAACCGATACAATTGAGTATATTGAAGGTAGATTCTACGTTAAAGCGACTGCAAAGGTTGTTGATATTGAAACAGGAGAATCAGAAGAGGCAACTGCATTTGCTCGTGAAGAAGAAAGCAAAAAAGGAATGGACGGTGCACAGTTGACCGGTGCAACATCAAGCTATGCACGAAAATACGCCCTGTGTGGACTTTTTGCAATTGATGATAGTATAGATAATGATTCATTAAACGGAATGCCGGAAAACGAAGGAAAAGCGGCAAATAAGAAGGGTGCTAAGTATTCATCAACAAGTCAACCGGATAACTCACAGAGTCAAACGGCTATTTTGGTCGGATACGTCAACGAGTGTACAACGGTTGAACAATTAAGCAGCTTGTTTAAAGCTAATCAATCGTATCAATCTGATAGTACTTTTATGAATGCCTTATCAAAAAAAAGAGCAGAGATCGAAGGAGGTAAGAAATGAAAAACAAAAAGTTTAACGGTTTAGTAGCTTACAAAAGAAAGCTAAACTATTATATTGTTAATGGAGGTAGACGTTTTTACGCATTTACTCAAAAAGAAAAGAAAATAAGACGTTCTTTGTCTTTTCACAGAGAATACAATAAACTCCATTTTTATATAAATCCACTTGGATTAAAAACTAACTTTTTCCCATTTTAAAATATACCATTATGAATAATATTATAACATTACCAAAACTTAATCAATCAGATGTTATCTACATTGAAGAAACACATGAGTATTTTACACCGGACTTTAAGAAACTGCATGGTATAACCGGATTTATCAACGAGCAATTGTTCCCCGGTAAACTTGACGGTATCCCCGAAAGCGTTTTATCCCTTGCCACTGAGCGAGGGAAACGAGTGCACGAAGAATGTGAAAACATAGATAACGAAGGAATTGAAGCCGAATCAAAACAGGGTGAAAACTATCTCAGACTGAAAAGTGACTTCGGATTAACTCACATTGCCTCAGAGTATATAGTAACTGATAACGAATTTATCGCATCACCGATTGATAAGGTGTATTTAGGCAGATACTCAAATTCTGTTATACTGGGAGATATAAAAACTACCTACAAATTAGATATGCTATATCTATCATGGCAATTATCCATCTACGCATATTTTTTTCAGAAACAGAATCCGAATTTGATAGTAGATCACTTGTTGGCTATATGGCTGAGAGGCGATGATAATGACACCATTGTTCCGGTAGAACGGATACCGGACAAAGAGATAGAGATATTCCTTCAATGCTGCAAAGAGGGCTTGAAATACGTAGATAATTGTAGTGCTGATTTTTACGTTGCTAAATTGAACGATCTTCCGGAAAAGGTCAACAACGTAGAGGAATCTGTATATCAGTTAATCGAGATTCAAAAGACGCTTGACGAACAGATGAATAAGTTTAAATCTCAATTACTCGAATTGATGAAAGAAGCGAAAGCGGACAATATCAAAGGTGACTTGATTACTATCACCCGGAAGAAAGCATATAGCCGTGAATCCCTTGATACTAAAGCGTTGAAAGAGAAGTATCCGGATATTTACGTAGAGTTTATTAAATACTCAGATGTGAAAGAATCTATTCAAATTAAAGCGAAATGAAAAAGATAAATAAACTGGCAATAGATTCAGTAATAAACCTTTTGAGTACAGACATATGCAAGTACTGCTATGTTAGTGAAGCGTTATCCGATTTTACAGTTTTTTGCGAATACTCGTATTGCGTTAAGGCTGCAAAGAAATCAATTATACGTAAAAATATAAAAATAGGAATGGATCAGAGATATTTGCATTATGAAAACAAGCTAAAATATATACTTGTGGACGGTGGCGAAAAGATAAGTACTGAAGCAACCAAAAAGCAAAATAAATGGTATAAATCATTGTCGTATATTAGATGGTATAAAAAAATAAAGTAAGATATGGTTATAGATGAAAAGATAGCAAACGAGATCGGTTTAGAGGCTGCTGCCGTATATTCCGAAATGATTCTTATCCTCTGCACAGGAATGTACAGAGAGAAATTCAAAGGGTGTCGAGTAAAACAAGTACCTAACACGGTTTTTGTTTCGATAGCCAAACTTAAAGAGATAATTCCTTTCATGTCTACGAAGAAGTTGTATAACGCTGTAAATCGCCTCGTATCGGCTGGATACATAAGAGAGGCAAATTACAGGTTACCCGGTATGAATACGACTAAATGCTATCAGATGGTAGAGAGATAGACCCGGTTCTGATTGTGATATACACCCCACTTGCAAACGTTGTGAGTGGGGTATTTTTTGTAAGTGGCTGATATTCATCCGGTTTACGAAAAAGATTAAAAATAAAACTGTTTTTCCTTGTGGTATATCATAATTAACACTATATTTGTAGCGTTGAATCAATAAATAATAGTAATATGAAATTAGAAAATCTTATTAAAGTAAAGAGCTACGCTGACATGAAAGGTGTTACGGTACCTTGGATTTGGCGTTTAATTAAAGGTGGCAAATTGGAATGTATATACATTGATGGTATGTGCTTCATTGTCTTGTCTGATGAAGAATTAGAGGACTACAAAAAGTTTAGAAAAACGCTTGACGAGTTGTTAAGCAAATAATAATTAATAATTAAAATTTTAAATCATGGAATCGAATTTATCTAAAGTTGGCGAAACTATAAACGCAAAAGAGTATATGACATCAAAAGAGATTGCGACAATTACAGGAAAACCGCATAACGATGTATTAAAAGCTATACGGGCAATGGAGAGTGCTTGGGTAAAAGTTAACGGGGGAAATTTTTCCCTCGTTGAATACACAGACGCGAAAGGTGAGAATCGTCCTATGTATAAGCTAACAAAAACAGAGTGCCTGTATATAGCAACTAAGTTCAATGATGAAGCGAGAGCAAAACTTGTTATTCGGTGGGAAGAACTGGAAAGAGCTAACAGCATGGGAAACTTTAACGTTCCTAAATCATTCCGTGAAGCCTTGTTGCTTGCAGCCGAACAACAAGGGGTCATTGAAAATCAGCAAAAACAGATCGAGGAAAAGAACGCAAAGATAGAGGCTGACAAACCGAAAGTTCTGTTTAGCGAAGCGGTTGAAGCATCTAAGAAGTCTATTCTTATCCGTGAACTGGCAAAAATAATCACTCAAAACGGTTATCAGATCGGAGAAAAGCAACTATATGAACGTATCAGAAAAGCAGGTTATCTTTGCAGCGTTGGAGAGTCACGCAATCAGCCGTCTCAGGCATACATGAACATGGGTCTGTTTGAGATTAAGAAACGGGTGATAGTAACTGGTGAGGAATCTAAGGTTTGTACAACTACGGTTTTAACCCCAAAAGGAGTAAGGTATTTTGTTAATAAGTTTTTAGGTAAGAAGTAAATAACAGGAGGTGGTAACACCATCATATAAAACAGATTAGAAATGAATAAAAAAGAGCAGCAAGCAATCGACTTTCTTCGCAGCATGGAACGTGACGATACGATGTGTTTAGGATTTTCTGGTGGCAAAGATAGTGTTGTAATTCTTGACCTTGCAGAGCGTTCTGGCATAAAGTATAATGCTTCTTACGCAAATACTACCGTTGACCCGCCCGGAACAATTAGTTTTATAAAGAAGAATTATCCACAGGTTCGGATACTTCAACCGAAGCAATCTTTTTTTCAGTTGATAGAAACTAAAGGTTTACCCGGAAGAATGAGGCGTTTTTGCTGTGAGAAGTTGAAGGAACAATATGGCATAGGTCAGCGTACAATCGAGGGAATTAGGGCAGAAGAAAGCCCATCCCGGGGATTATACGAACCAGAGCAATGCGATACTCGTAAATGGATGAGAGGTGCAAAACATATCCTTCCGATTCTAAACTGGTCAGAAACTGATGTTTGGAACTATATCCGAAAATACAACCTTCCGTATTCTAAGTATTATAATGCGCCTTACAACCTTTCTCGTCATGGATGTGTTGGTTGTCCCCTTGCAGGATGTAAGCAGATGCAGAAAGAGTTTAAGATGTTTCCTGGATATGCAAAGCGCATGATTGTCTCCATAGAACGATATATGAACAATAAGCCTGATAATGCGCTTGCAAGAAATTTCAGCGACCCGTACGAAGCTTTTTACTTTTACATCAATGAAATGACTATGCAGGACATTAGACGGTTGAAGAAAGGAATCTTTTACTTTAATGCAAAGGAGGTTATACAGAAAGAGATTTTAAACATATTGAAAATAAACAAATAAATAACATGGCAGGGTAACACCTGCCTATAAAAACGAATATTATGACACATTGTTTTGATGATAAAATAGCAAAGGAACTGGGTATAGAAGCTGCATGTGTCTTGCACAATTTTGCGTTTTGGATAAACAAGAATATAGCAGATAACCGCAATTATTTTGAAGGTAGATACTGGACTTATAACACAAGGGAGGCGTTATCTAAACTATTCCCATATATGAACTCTTTGAAGGTATATAGAGTTATCGGAAAGTTGGAAGAAGAAGGATATATATTAAAGGGAAATTTTAATAAATCACGTATGGATCGAACAATGTGGTATGCGCTTACGGAAAAGTGTATTAACATGTTAGTTTCATGTGGTTATACGATAATAGGATACTCTGATACGAATTATCAAAAATGCAAAATGCAAGTTGAAAATATGCAAAATGCAAGTTGCATGAATGAACAGACTATACCAGA